ATAATATACCAGGTGAACACCTGAAAATGGTTAAATATTATTATATAGATGATTTTGTATCAAAAGATATACAAGACAAATTAGAAAAAGATTTGTTGAATGATGAACAGGCTATTCCATATTATTATAATCATGCTACAACATCTAAAGAATATGCGTTAGATAATGTTCTTGAAGATTTTGGAGATAGAATAATTGAAAAGGAACATTTTGTACATACCTTTGTTAATAGAGGTGAAAAATGGTCAAATGAAATGGATATTTTAAGACCATTAATTAAACATCTTCCAGAAAAAGATGAGTTATATAGAGTCAAAGCTAATTTGATGTTGCAAGATAAAAATGGTAACCCTGATTTTCATAACACACCTCATTATGATTTTACTCATTTTGATTTTTATGTAGGATTGTATTATGTAAATGATAGTGATGGTGATACCTTTTTATTTGATGAAGATAGAAAAATAATGGATAGAATAACACCTAAAAAAGGTAGAATAGTTTTTATTAGAGGTGATGTATTACATGCTTCAAGACACCCTATTAAGTTTGATAAAAGACTGGTAATAAATTTGGATATAATATCAAATGATTAAAGAATATAATTTACATAGAGATAATTTTATGGGCGCTTGGTTTATAGGTGAAGATATTGCTGATAAAATGATGGAACATTATTTGAAAAATGAACACAATACAGCACCAGGATTATCTTATAATCCTGACACTAAAAATTTAGACCAAACAAATAAAATATCTACTGACTTATCCGTATTTGCTGATGACGATAATGAACCTATATTAACATACAGGAACTTATTACAAGAATGTTTAGAAAAGTATGTTGAAAAATATGAAGAGGCAAACCACCAATTGGTAAGATATAATATAGTTGAAGATTTTAATATTCAACATTATAAACCTGGTGAAGGATTTTTTCCATGGCATTGTGAAAGAACAGGTGTTAAATCTACAATAGCAAGGTGTTTTGCATTTATGACTTACTTAAATGATGTAGCAGATGGTGGTACAGAGTGGAAATATCAAAATTTAAAACTGCCTGCTAAAAAAGGTTTAACTGTTATATGGCCAGCAGACTGGACACATACACATAGAGGAATTATTAGTCAAACAAGTAATAAAACAATTATAACTGGATGGTATAGCCACATTTATGAGTAGTACAGACGCATATCTAGGTAACCCTAATTTAAAAAAGGTTAATACAGCACACGAATTTACTAAAGAACAAATAGTAGAATTTCAAAAGTGTGAACAAGACCCTATTTACTTTATGGAAAACTATATTAAGATTGTATCCCTAGATGAAGGTCTTATACCTTTTGGATTATATGATTTTCAAAAACACATAGTAAGGACAATACATGACAATAGATTTACAATTTGCAAACTACCAAGACAATCAGGTAAGTCAACAACTACCGTATCATATCTCTTACACTATGCATTATTTAATCCAAACAGCAATATTGCCATACTGGCCAATAAGTCATCTACTGCTAGAGATATATTAGGTAGAGTACAACTTGCTTATGAAAATTTACCAAAATGGTTACAACAAGGTGTTATAAACTGGAACAAAGGTAATATTGAATTAGAAAACAAGTCAGTTATTGTGGCGGCTGCTACATCTTCAAGTGCAATACGAGGTGGTTCTTATAATATAATATTCCTTGACGAGTTTGCTTTCGTACCTGCTAATATTGCCGAAATGTTTTTCAGCTCTGTATATCCTACAATCTCCTCTGGAGAAAAAACAAAAATGATTATTGTATCAACACCTTATGGTATGAATCATTTTTACAAATTATGGATAGACGCAGAGAATAAAAGAAATGATTATGTACCTATTGAAGTACATTGGTCAGAGGTGCCAGGTCGTGATGAAAAATGGAAAGATAGAACTATTAGAAATACATCACCTGAGCAATTTCAACAAGAGTTTGAGTGTGAGTTTTTAGGTAGTGTTAATACACTTATCAGTCCAGCAAAAATTAAAAACATGACATTTAAAACACCAAAAACATCAAACGCTGGTTTAGATGTGTTTGAGGATCCAATAAAAGGTAAAACATATGTTTGTACAGTTGATGTTGCTAGAGGTGTATCAAAAGATTATTCAGCATTTACTATAATTGATGTAACTAAAATGCCTTTTAACATTGTTTGTAAGTATAGAAATAATGATATTAAACCTTTATTATTTCCACACACTATAGACCAAGTATGTAAGGCATATAATCATGCTCATGTTTTGGTAGAAACAAATGATTTAGGACAACAGATAGCTGAGGCATTACAGTTTGAATTAGAATATGATAATCTATTGATGACTACACAAAGAGGTAGAGCGGGTCAAATATTAGGTGCTGGATTTTCAGGAAGAGGTTCTGGTTTTGGTGTTAAAATGACTAAACAAATTAAAAAGATTGGTTGTGCTAATATTAAAACTCTAATTGAATCAGATAAAATAATAATAAACGATTTCAATATTGTTGAAGAGATGTCAACCTTTATAAGAAAAGGTCAGAGTTGGCAGGCTGAAGAAGGCAATACGGATGATTTGATGATGTGTCTAGTTATATTCGGTTGGTTGTCCAATCAACCTTTCTTTAAGGAGATGACCGATACCAATGCTAGGCAAATGATGTATGAGGAACAACAAGCCTTAATTGAGCAAGATATGGCGCCTTTCGGGTTTGTGGATGATGGTATTCCAGATTATGAGAAACCAGAGGTTGATGAATATGGTACGGTCTGGCATCCAGTAACTCGTAAAGGAGAGTAGTCTAATTTGTGTATCTTATAAATATCAGTAAGGTTGAATTTTGAATATGGGCGTATGAATAATACGAAGATTGAATATTTTAAAATAATTAGCTAATTAAGAGATAAAAGGAGAAAACCTAATGGCATTTCAAGTATCACCAGGTGTTCTCGTACAGGAAAAAGACCTTACAAGAATTATACCAGCGGTTTCAACTTCTATCGGTGCAGTTGCTATTCAAGCAAACAAAGGACCTTTAGATGAAATCACTAGTATTTCAAGTGAACAAGAATTAGTTAGTACATTTGGAAAACCAGACTCAAGTACATTTGAGGGTTGGTTTACAGCTGCTAATTTCTTGGCTTACTCTAATTCTTTGAGAGTTGTCCGTGTACAGAATTCATCTGTATCAAATGCTACTGAATCAGGTAGTACATTTGTAATAAAGAATACTACTGATTACGAAAATAACTATGCTGACGGTTCTGCTTCTGTTGGATTATGGGCAGCTAGAACAGCTGGCGCATGGGGAAACAATATAAGTGTTGAATCATGTCCATCTGCTACTGCTTATGAAGAAGTAAATAAAACAACTGTTGCTGACGCTTCAATGAGTGTCGGAGATACAGTAGTTACAGTTACTTCAGGAACAGGAATAAGTGCAGGCGACATAGTAAACTTTGGTGACCAGTATGAATACAGAGTAGTTAGTGTATCAACTAACGACTTAAATATAGTAAGAAAAGAAGAGCCTCAATATTTCGGAACTTCAGATTCTTCAGGTTTACATTCAGCACCTACAAACGGTGCTCAAGTACGAAGAAGATGGAGACATTACGACTTATTTGACAAAGCGCCAGGAACATCACCATTTGCACAAGCAAGAAGTGGTGTTAATGACGAATTGCATATAGTAGTAATTGACGAAGATGGCGATATATCAGGAACTAAAGGTACAGTATTAGAAAAATACGCTGCTGTATCAAAAGGTTCAGACGCAAAAACACCACAAGGTGGAGCAAACTACTATCCAGATGTAATTAAACAACAATCAAATTACATTTACTGGATGGACCATAACTCAAATGGTACAAACTGGGGTAACGCAGTATCAGGAACAACTTATACAGCAGTTACAGCGGTAAGCAATGTATCATTATCAAACGGTAGTGATGGTTCAGCTGCTACAACAGGACAAAAATTAACAGCATATCAGAAATTTCAAGATTCTGAAACTGTTGATGTTGGCCTAATAATGGCAGGTAATGGTGACGCTACACATATAGACAACTGTATTACAATTGCAGAAAATAGAAAAGACGCAGTTGTATTTGCTTCTCCAGAGAGAAGTGATGTCGTAAATGTAACTAACGATAACACAGCAAAAGATAATGTAATTGGATTCTTTAACGGAATTCGTTCATCTTCTTATGTTATGTTTGATAGTGGTTACAAATATATGTACGATAGATACAATGATGTCTATAGATTTGTACCTTTAAACGGTGACATGGCAGGTTTAAGTGCAAGAACAGACCTAGTAGCAGATAGTTGGTATTCATCAGCTGGTCTAAACAGAGGTATTGTTAGAGGCGCAGTTAAATTGGCATTTAATCCAACACAAGCACAAAGAGATGAGTTATACAGAGCTAGAGTAAATCCTGTCGCAACAATGTCAGGACAAGGAACTGTATTATTCGGTGACAAAACTGGATTAACGGCACCTTCAGCATTTGATAGAATCAATGTACGAAGACTGTTTATCACTTTAGAGAAGGCAATATCAACTGCTTCTAAATTTCAATTGTTTGAATTCAATGATGAATTTACAAGAGCAAACTTTAGAAACATTGTAGAACCTTTTTTAAGAGAAGTACAAGGTCGTAGAGGTATCACAGACTTTATGGTAGTGTGTGATGAAACTAATAACACAGGCGAAGTAATTGATAGAAATGAATTTATTGCTGAGATTTTTGTTAAACCAGCAAGAAGTATCAACTTTATCACATTACAATTTATCGCTACTAGAACTGGCGTCAGTTTTGACGAAGTTGCTGGGTAAGGGTAGAATAGGAGAAATAAAATGGCAAACATTAATGACTTCAAAGCTAAACTTGCTGGCGGTGGCGCTAGAGGTAATCAGTTTAAGGTAACAATGCCTTTCCCTGGTTACGCACAAGTTGGTGGCGAAATAGAAGAGTTAGCATTCTTATGCAAGGCTACGCAATTACCGGCAATGACGGTAGCTGCAATGGTCGTTCCTTTTAGAGGAAGACAGATTAAGATTGCTGGCGATAGAACATACGCTGATTGGACAATGACTGTACTAAATGATACAAATTTCAAATTAAGAAACGCATTTGAAAGATGGTCAAATGGTATAAACAATGCGACAGATGGAGAAGGATTAACAAATCCTGCTGATTATCAAGTTGACGCATTTGTTGACCAGTTAGATAGAAACGGTGCAACTATTAAGTCGTACACTTTAAGAGGGTGTTTCCCGACTGAAGTAGCTGCAATTGAATTGGCATATGACCAAAATGATGTAATCCAAGAGTTTACAACCACTTTGGCATTCCAATACTTTGAAAGTAATACTACTACATAACATATAAATAGTAGTACATTAAAAAGTTAGGATAATATTATGGCGGAATTATTTGGATTTTCTATCACTCGTCTTAAAAAGACGGCGGATCCAAAACAAAGCTTTACACAACCTCAAGCGGAGGACGGTACACAAACTGTCGCCGCTGGAGGTTATTTTGGTCAGTACCTTGATATGGAAGGTACTGCTAAAACAGAGCAGGATTTAATTCGTAGATACAGAGAAATAGCATTGCACCCCGAGTGCGATATGGCAATAGAGGATATTGTCAACGAAGCTATTGTTGCAAACGAACTTAAAGACGCTGTAAAGTTGAGATTGGATACTTTACCGTTTGGTAGTGAAATCAGAAGAAAAATAGAAACAGAGTTTGAAGAAGTATTAAGGTTGATGAACTTTAATACTAAAGGTCACGATATCTTTAGAAGGTGGTATGTTGACGGAAGAATTTACTATCATAAAGTAATTGATAGGGAATCTCCTGTTAAAGGTATTACAGAGTTAAGATATATTGACCCACGAAAAATCAAAAAAATTAGAGAAGTAAGAAAGAAAAGACCTGATGGTCCTATGCCACACGGTCTTGCTATTGTTGATGAGTATGAAGAGTATTATATTTTCAATGAAAAAGGTATTACTAACTCTACATCTGGTGGAATTAAAATTGCTCCAGATACAATAACATTTGTACCATCTGGTTTAATTGACCAAAATAAAAATATGGTCTTGTCTTATTTACATAAGGCTATTAAACCTGTTAATCAATTAAGAATGATTGAAGACGCTACTGTTATTTACAGAATCGCAAGAGCGCCTGAAAGAAGAATATTTAAGATTGATGTTGGTAATTTACCTAAAGTTAAGGCTGAACAATACTTACGAGATGTTATGGCAAGATACAGAAACAAACTTGTCTATGACGCCTCAACTGGTGAAATCAGAGATGACAGAAACTATATGTCTATGTTAGAAGACTTTTGGTTACCAAGTAGAGAAGGTGGTAGAGGTACAGATATTACAACATTACCAGGTGGACAAAACCTTGGTGAGATATCTGATATTGAATACTTTAGAGCAAAACTTTATCGTAGTTTAAATGTTCCTGCTAGTAGATTAGAGGCGAGTCAAGGTTTTAATCTTGGTCGTTCAACTGAAATTACTAGAGATGAACTTAAATTTACAAAGTTTGTTCAAAGATTAAGAAAGAAGTTTACTGAATTATTTAATGATATATTGAGAACTCAATTAGTTTTAAAAGCTGTTATTGCTGAAACTGATTGGCATTTAGTTAAAGATAATATACAGTATGACTTTTTACAAGACGGTCACTTTGCTGAATTGAAAGACGCAGAGTTATTAATGGAAAGATTGAGATTAGTAGCGGAAGTAAGAGACCATATTGGTAAGTTTTTCTCGGTCCAACATGTCAGAAAAACAATATTAAAACAAACTGACAAAGAGATTGCGGAAATGGATAAACAAATTAAGAAAGAAATTGATGATGGTATTATATCAGCGCCTTCGGATGATATTCCAGGCTCTAGTGGTACCATATAAGGAGATAAAAAATGGCTGAAGAAGAAAATAAAATTGCTAATTTCATTGACACTTTAGATAAAGGTGATAATGCAAATGCTGGCGATATTTTTAAAGACGCATTAAGAGATAAAGTAGCAAGTGCTTTAGACGCACAAAGAATTGAAGTTGCGAAAAGTATATTTAATGGAGCAGAGGCACAACCTCACAGCGACGCTAAACCACATGTAACAGACCCAAATCCTGAAACAGGTGTCGTAGTTGACACAGCAGGACATGAAGTACAGTTTACAGATAATGGTAACGAGCAACCACAACCAGAAGCTGAGGTTCCGGTAGCAGATGAAAGTCAACCAACTACTTAAACCAAGTGTAGTTGATACTACTACTTTTAATGAATTGCCACCTCTTCATAAAGATGTGGTTACAGATTTTTATAATCAAGTAGATTATGATAATAATGATGTTGTGAAAGAGGTTGAAACAACTATAGATAAGGTTGCTCTTTCGCATAATGTTAATACAAAAGTTGTCTATGATTATATAGACAAAGAATTAGGAGTGTAAAATGGCATGGGTAGATGTAACAAACTCAAATAATATTTGGCAATATGAGAATACTGCCACAGCAGCTAATACATATTCTGATTCAGGTGCAGGTGCTAACTCTGTTTTTTCTGGTGGTGTAAGAACTTATACTAAACCAGGTGGTGGTACGGTACAAGTTTACGCTAGATGTAGAAAAAAAGGTACTACAGTTGAGCGTGGTGAATTGAGTAAAACTTATTATGACAATCAGTAGTACACAATTAGTTGATGATGGTTTCAAAGTAATTAATAGTATTACTGGTGGAAGAAATGAAAATGAAACATTGATACAGTTAGACAAATTATCTGGTTCAACAAACGAATCAGAGATATCAATTGCAAATGTTTATTATGATGTAGAAGGCACAGGCACGGTAGAATTGCAGTTTGATAATAGTAAAAAAATAAGTATGTTAGGTATAGACAATTATGGTCTAAAACCTAGCGAAGAAAAGATTAAAGGTACAGGTAACATTAAGATTACAACGGATGGAAATGTTGATAAATTTAGTTTGATGTTGGAGTGCCACAAAGAAAAGGGTTTTAGTGTATAAAAATTATGGCAAAAGATGAAATAAGAGTGTCGGATTCAACGGCTGTGAGCATGCCAATGAAAAACCTAATTTCCATAGTCATTGCCGTGGCTGTCGGAGTGTGGGCATATTTCGGAGTAATTGAGCGGTTGAATCGATTGGAAACGAATACTACATTATTAACAAAAGATTTAGAACAAGCTGAAGAAGCGCTTGGTGTAGATATAGAAAAGAACAATGAATTTAGGATTAAGTGGCCAAGGGGAGATTTAGGTTCTCCGCCTGCCGATTCCGAGCAATTCATGTTAATAGAATTTTTGAGTGGCCAAGTGGAGGCTATCCAAACTGAACTTCAGGGAATGATGAACAATAAGG